TTACACAGGCAATTAAGCGTGTTGAGTCTAGGAATATTGCTGGAATCCGTATTGCATTATTAGGTGGAGGTTGTTCAGGTTTTAAATATGATTTCAATTATGCCGATGGCCCGAAGTCAGACCAAGATATAGAGTTAGACTTTGGTAAGTTTAAAATGTGGGTTTGTCCTATGTCAGAGATGTACCTTGATGGGGTAGTAATTGGCTGGGAAGTAGAAGGATTGAATGAACAGTTTACATTTTGGAATCCAATGGAACAGAACTCATGTGGTTGTGGGGCATCGGTAGGTTTTTAAAAAGGAGTATATTATGGCAAAAACTTGGAGTGGAAAAATCACTCATACAGTTAGAAAAAAAGCCACTTCACAAGGTGTAGGTGGCAGAAGTAGAAGTGTAAAATGCTCTACTTCAACAATGAATAAACACAAGAAAAGATCTTATAAGAAATATAGAGGTCAAGGGAGATAGATGGCATTAACAGAAGACATTACCGTATCAGCTAATTCGTGGAGTAATGCAAATCCTAATGAGTTAGATTACCTAAGACCAAATGGTTTTAAGTTTCAGGTACATAACATACCTAACACGTCTTATATGTGTCAGGCTGCTAACATACCTGAAATATCAGTAGGTAATCCAACACAATTCACACCACTTGTAGACATACCAATTCCAGGAGACAAATTGGAATTTGGTGCATTACAAATAATGTTTATTATACAAGAGGACATGATGAATTACAAAGAACTATATGAATGGCTAATTGGAATGGGTTTCCCAGAGGATAGAAAACAATATCAACAGTATGGTGAACAACAAACATACAGATTTCCTCAGGTAGCAGACTCAACCAGAAACCAGCAAGGTTTATTAAGTGATGCTTCTTTGTTTATATTGGATTCAAATAATAATCCTAGTGTTACTATAACATTTAGGGATTGTTTTCCAACAAGTTTGGGTGGTCTAAACTTTGAAATTGTATCTGGAAGTACAGATTATATGCAGGCAGTAGCTATGTTTAGGTACAAAGATTATCTAATTGAAACTGCAGCAGGTAGTTAACCAAACGGTACAATAAACAGTTGACTCTTACTTAGTAAGAGCCTATAATGTGTATATTATGATAACTCTAAATGAGATACAAGAGATGTGGGAAGAAGACTGTAAAGTCGACGAGCTCAACTTGGGTCAAGAATCCACAAAAATACCAGAATTACATGCTAAATATTTGAACATGTTAAGCACATTCAAATTACAGCTACGAAAAAATAGATCCAATTTATTATCCTTGCGTAGGACCAAATGGAAATACTACCGAGGTGAATTAACTCAACAAGAACTTAATACATTAGGTTGGGAACAATACTTAGGTTCAGCTCCACTGAATAATCAAATGAATGATTATTTAGATACTGATCCTGATATAATTAAGTTAACAGATAAAGTAGAATATATAGAAACTTGTCTTAATCAATTGGATTATATTATGCGTTCAATCAATAGTAGGTCTTTTGATATTAAAAATGCTATTGAATGGACTAAGTTTACAAATGGACTTTTATAATGAATATATTTTTATTACATGAAAACCCAACCATCTGTGCAGAACAACATTGTGATAAACATGTTGTTAAGATGGTTATAGAATATGCACAACTTATGTCAACAGCACACCGGGTACTTGACGGAGACTTATATGAAGACAGAACTGCAGCAGGCAGACGAATTAAAAGATGGCGACACCCTAACTCAAATATGGAGGCTACTTTATACAAGGCCAGCCATATCAATCATCCAGATGGTTTATGGGTTAGAAGTAGTGATGCCAATTATAATTATCTATATAATTTATGGTGTAGGTTATGTGAAGAATATACTCACAGGTATGGCAGGGTACACCTAACAGAAGAAAAACTTAAAAATTTACTTAGGTTTGCTCCAACAAATATTAACCATGTAATACAGGCAGACGTACATGGTTTACCTCTTGCAATGCCTGATGATGTTAAAGGTAATAGTGTAGTAAATTCTTATCGTAGGTATTACAAGAAATATAAAATAGACTTTGCCAAATATACAAACAGAGATTATCCTGAATGGTTATTAGCGTAACAAAGAAAGACGAAGTACATTTAAGAATCAAGACTGAACCTAGTATTGAACAAGAAATAAATGACTTCTTTACCTTTGAAGTGCCTGGCGCAAAGTTTATGCCTTTGTATAGAAAAAGAATGTGGGATGGTAAAGCAAGACTTTTTAGTATGTACAATAAAGAACTATATATTGGTTTGTTACCTTACTTAAAAGAGTTTGCTGATACATTAGAATATAAATTAGACGTAGACATACCTGACATAGGAGAACAAACAGATGTCGACAAACTCACAAAAGCGCTCAACTTCCAATCAGGAGGAAATCCAATACAAATTAGGGACTATCAGAGGGATGCAGTTGATCATTGCATTAAGCAAGGAAGAACTTTACTTCTGTCGCCGACTGCTAGTGGTAAGTCTCTTATTATCTATAGTCTTATTAGGTATCACAACGCTCGTGGGCGTAAACAGCTTATTGTCGTTCCTACTACGTCCTTGGTAGAACAGATGTATGGCGACTTCCAAGATTATGCTAGTGCAGATAGTTGGAGTGTTGCAGAGAACTGCCATAGGATATATGGGGGCAAGGTTAAGAGTAATGATTACCCTGTTATAATAAGTACATGGCAATCAATATACAAGTATCCTAAAACATGGTTCAAAGACTTTGATGTTTTTTATGGTGATGAAGCACATTTATTTAAGGCAAAGTCATTAACAACATTAATGAACAAGTGTACAAACACACCTTATAGAATAGGAACAACAGGAACATTAGACGGAACAAAAACACATAGGTTGGTGTTAGAAGGTGTATTTGGACAAGTACATAAGGTTACAACTACTAAAAAATTAATGGACGACAAACAACTTGCTAATCTAAAAATTGTTTGTATGGCATTGAACTATGATGACAAAACTAAAAAGGAAAATAAAACATTTAACTATCAAGAAGAGATAGATTGGATAGTTAAGAACCCAGAGCGTAATAAAATAATAAGAGATTTAACAGTATCACAAGATGGTAATACATTAGTTCTATTTCAATTTGTAGAAAAGCATGGAACAGTACTACATGAGATGGTACAGAAGGCAGTAGATAAAGATAGAAAAGTATTTTTTGTATTTGGAGGCACAGATACAGAAACAAGAGAAGAGATTAGAGCTATTACAGAAAAAGAAAACAATGCTATTATAATTGCTTCTTACGGAACATTTTCAACGGGTATAAATATAAGGAACCTTCATAATATTGTGTTCGCCTCCCCTAGTAAGAGTAGAATAAGAAACTTACAGAGTATAGGTAGAGGACTTAGAAAAGGAGACAAGAAGGTTGTATGTAACTTGTTTGATATTGGAGACGATTTATCATGGAAGTCTCACAAGAATTACACTTTAAACCACCTAATAGAAAGGGTTAAAATTTATAACGAAGAAGGCTTCGATTATAAGTTAGTTAAAATAGATGTCGGAAGTTAGCATATTAAAATTAAGAGACGGAACAACTTTAGTTGGTAAGGTTACCTCTGATGGAGAGATGGTAGATATAGAACACCCAATAGAAGTAGTACCACAACAAGGAATGCTTTCACAAGGTATAATTGGTGAACATATAAGTTTACGACCTTGGATAGCATTAGCAGAAGAACAAACTTTCACAATTGAAAGATATAATGTTATAACAATAGCATCATTACAGACAGCATTTCAGAAAGGATATCATGATATGGTTGAATCTATATACATGAAAGACCCTGAATGGGCTGGCTCATTTATTAACGAGCATGAACTACTAGAAGAACTTAGAGAAGATTTAAGGAGAAGAGTAGAAGACATGGAAGATGAAGCAAGTCTATCAACTGAATTAGCAGATGCTAAGTTAAATAAAAAGATTCATTAAGGAGTATATAATGGCAAAAAGACGTGATCCTAATTCAGCACATTACATAGATAACAAGGAGTTCCTTGCTAAGATTACTGATTATAGGAATAGTAGGATTGAAGCAGAAGAATGTGGAGACCCTAAACCACAAGTAACTAATTACTTAGGAGAGTGCTTTGTTAAAATAGCAAACCACTTAGCATACAAATCAAATTTCGTAAACTATACATTCAGAGATGAGATGATTTTAGATGGTATTGAAAACTGTTTAACATATATAGACAATTTTAATCCAGAAAAATCTAATAATCCTTTTGCATACTTTACACAAATCACATATTACGCTTTCATTAGACGTATCCAAAAAGAGAAACGTCAACAAGAAACCAAAATGAAATATATTAAAAGTTTGGACCTTGAAGAGATGTTAGAACAAGGTGCAGATGGTGATACACATTCAAATGAATATTTGAATTACATGAAACAAATTATTGAACAGTCAGACGCAGATAAAGAGGCAGCAGAGAAACAAAATACTGGTAAGAAAATGCCTAAGCGTAGACCCAAATATTTAGATGAGAAAATTAAAAAAGAAGAAGAGGCTAAAAAAGGTAAACAAGACTCTTGATTATAGGTTAGCCCTTATATATAATATCACATTATGAAACTCAGGTACTCAGAAGCATTTTATAGTATTCAAGGCGAAGGTAGATTCGTTGGTGTCCCTAGCGTATTCCTTAGGGTGTTTGGTTGCAACTTTGAGTGTAGAGGATTTGGACAGGAAAGAGATAATATGATTCCTGTAGAAGAAATGCCTTACTACACAGATCCAAAGGCAGATAAAAATCACCCAGAAGCTTATAAGTCTATAGACGATTTACCTGTTACACCAATAGGTTGTGATAGTTCAGCATCTTGGGCTATGAAATATAAACATTTACAAATGACTAAGACAATAGATGAAGTCTTTGAACATGTAATAAGTTTATTACCTAATGGTAGGTTTGATGAAAAAGAAGATATCCATTTAGTCATAACAGGCGGTGAACCGCTATTGGGTTGGCAACGGTGTTGGCCAACTCTACTCCAACTATGTTGGAAGAAGGGATTAAAGAATGTTACATTTGAAACTAATGGCACACAACTTGTTAGCGGTGACTTATGTTCATTCTTTAATAACCTTCCTGACTTACATGTAACATGGAGTACATCTCCTAAGTTAAGTTTAAGTGGAGAAAAGAGAGAAGAAGCCTTGAACCCCGAGGCACTGAACACAATGAATGGGGTATGGAACAGTCATTTATATAATAAATTTGTAGTTAGAGATATGGATGATTTTAAAGAGGTGGATATTTTTGTTAAGGCATATAAAGAGGCAGGTGTAAAATTAGATGCTGTATATTGTATGCCAGAAGGTGCAACCTTAGAACAACAAACTCTAACTGCAAAAGGTGTTGCAGAAGCATGTATGGAAACAGGTTATAAGTTCAGTCCTAGATTACATATAGATTTATTTGGCAATGCCTGGGGAACATAAACAATGAAATGGTGGGATATATTATGGAAACAAAATCCTGAAACGGATATTGATACTTGGAAAGATCCAGATCCAGCAGATTTAAATATAGATAATGCTTATAAGACAAGATGGATTTGGTATCATACTATATTAGCAGTTGAACTCTTGTTAGTTATTATAATACAACTTGCTATTTTATTATTGTTAGCGATAAAATTATGAAAACAGCAATTGATCCAAGAACAACAGAAGAAAAAATTTATGTTACATGGGACGACCATAAAGGTTTAGTCTATGAACTTTACGAACAAATAAAAATAGCAAGGTGGTATTACAATGAACACTTATCTGTTCATCATCAACGACCTGTTAAAAAAATTGTAGGTGTGAGTCGAGGAGGACTTGTACCAGGTGTCATGTTAAGTCATATGTTTGATGCAGAATTTGAACCATTAGTTTGGCAAACAAGAGACGGTGGTGAAACAGATACAATAAAGGCTATTGAATTAAATAATAGTGATGTATTAAAGGATACCATTTTTGTAGATGATATATGTGATAGTGGTACTACAATAAAACAAATAAGATCTTTAATACCAGACAGTCAATGGGCAGTACTTCATAACAAATTGGGTGACATGGATATTGACTTTGAAGGCAAAAGGCTTTATTATGATGGACAATCAGACCAAAGATGGGTAGTTTACCCTTGGGAGAACAGTTAAAGATGTATAAATATATAGGCAACACAAAGGTTGCAAGTATAATAAACAAATATCCGTGTAAGGAAGGAGTAAAAAATGGCTTTTAATAAGACAAAAACTGACCCTGAACTTGGGTTAGAAATTCACAAGCACTTAGTCAAGTGTGGAGTAGAAACACCCGTAACAGATAATTCACTTAATCGTACTGAGAAGATAGATATAATTGAATCTCGGTTTACAGATATTATGAACGCATTAGGACTTGATCTTAACGATGATAGTCTTATGGACACACCTAAGCGTGTGGCAAAGATGTATGTGAATGAAATCTTTTGGGGTTTAGACTATGAGGCATTTCCAAAATGCACAGCAGTTGAAAACAAAATGGAATATGAAAGCATGGTTATAGAAAGGAACATTAATGTTCAATCTAACTGTGAACACCACTTTGTTGTAATTGATGGTGTTGGAACTGTGGCATACATTCCTAATAAAAAAGTATTAGGATTAAGTAAACTGAACAGAATAGTAGAATACTTTGCTAAAAGACCTCAGATACAAGAGCGTTTAACAGAACAAGTATATTATGCACTACAATACATTCTCGATACAGACAATATTGCAGTAGTTATTGATGCTCAGCATTATTGCGTAAAGAGTAGAGGTGTAGAAGATGTAGGCTCGTCTACTATTACTAGCAAACTAGGTGGTGGGTTTAAAGATGACCCAGCACTAAGGCATGAATTTATGAATATGATTGCTAGAAAATAACAACAGAGATTATATTATGAATATTGATGGAAGGCACATAGTCTTAGACTTAGAAACATTATCAACTAGATCCAATGCAGCTATTGTTTCAATAGGAGCAGTAGCAATAGAAGGTCTTGAGATAGTTGACGAGTTTTATATTAATGTAGATCCTAAAACTTGTAAAGAATCAGGTCTACACATAGACCCTTTGACTATTGAGTGGTGGGCAGAACAAGATAGAGAAGTAAGGGAAGCCCTACAAATTAATCCTGTTACATTACAAGAGGCACTAGACAAATTTATTAGTTGGTATGGTAATGAGTCGGTTCCTATTTGGGGATTTGGTGCTAACTTTGATGTTGTAATTATAGAGAGTGCCTTACATGCAGAAGGCATTACAATACCATGGAAGTTCTGGGACATTAATTGTTTAAGAACATTATCTAATGTATTAGACAAAAGACTACCTAAGAAGAATAATCACAATGCGTTAGACGACGCTAAGGCGGAGGCTAACCTTTTAATTGAAATATTGGAATCATGAATAAATTAGAATATGTAATATCAGGAACGTCATATATGCGTTTAAGTAATCCAGGCATTGCTTTAGACGAGACAAATACTGGTATTGTGAATATGTTAATAGACAAATTATGTAAAGACTATTCACACAACATATCCCTATTATATAATGCTCATACCGAGAGTGCATTTGGAGAAAGATTTAAACCTTATAAGGACCATGTTCATAGCATACATGCTGACTCAGGTGGTCTACAGATGATTACATTAGGTTTAGATATTACAGATGAACTAAAAGATAAGGTTTATGAAAACCAGGCAGAGTATGCAGATGTAGGTATGTGTTTTGATGAGATACCTGTTAAAGTTCGAGACGGAAGGTCAGAAAGAAATGACACAAAAGGCAGATCTTTTGATAGAGAAAATTTTGAAGACTATGCTAGGAAGACAGGACAAAATGTTAAACGTCAACTAGAAGTCTTTGACAGTAAAGAGAGCAGCTGTAAACCATTTGTTATTATCCAAGGGAACGATATTGATACATACCTGAGTTGGTATCACTATGTTATGGAAGAAATCCCTAATGAATGGCACAATCGTTTGGGAGGAATAGCATTAGGTGCAGCTGCTCTTGGAACTGGAGCATTAGAAGATATTAAAAGAGGTTTCATAGCATCTGAAATAGAAAAGTTATGGCCAATGGATAATATGCACTTACACGTCTTAGGTATTGGTTCCATTAGACGAATGTTGCCTTACTTGGTATTCCAAAACAACGGTCTTTATAAGGATATTAATATATCATATGACTCTACAACTCATAGTAGGGCGGTTGAGACAGGTTTGTTTTACATGGGACAAGGCACAACTAAGTTTAGCAGAGAGATGTCCAATTTCTATACAGAAATGTATCAAAACTGCATGAAAACTGTTAATTTGGGTGTAGAAATAGACGAATTTCATCATCTTTTAAACACACCTAGTCTAAAGGCAAAGGAAGAATATGGAGATTTGAATAAGTGGTTGTATGTTAGAACAGCATTTATTCTAATGTCTATTAGAAACTTCATGCAACACTTAGAACAAATGACTGAGAAGGAACCATTGTTAAAATTTGCAAGTAGAATGAAACTAGAGCCTGTATTCAATGCTTTATACAATGTACAAGACAGAGATGGCTTTGAAACATGGTTACGAGAAACAAGAACAGTTAAAGAGTTGAAAAGTCAAGCAATTGGTACTGGAGATGAAGGAGAACTAGAATTAGAACTTCCCGAAACAGATGCAGATGCTTTAAAAGAGTTTAAGAAAAGTAATTTTAAAAAGGAGACAGGCAGTTTAGATGAACTGTTTGGTTAGTAACATGGATGAAGGTTGGTTAGTAGGTTTAATGATGTTAGGCTTTGTAATAATGGAGATGTTTTTATATGTCAGTTTCTAATAGAATGATAAAAGTATCCTTCCAGAGAGAAGGTGTCCACATGTTCCCTGGAGCAGATACAAATCCAGATTATGCAACAGGTGATTGGAGAGATGTTAGTTTTTTAGGTTATCCTCATAGACACATCTTCCATTTTTATGTAACCCTAGGTGTTTCACATAATGATAGAGATGTGGAGTTCATACAGTTTAAAAGAGAATTGGAAAGACTTTATAGTAATGAAGTACTACAATTAGACCACCAATCATGTGAAATGATAGCAGAATCTCTTATAAATTATATAGAGGAAAACTATCCTAACCGTGCAGTCCGAGTGGAAGTATATGAAGATGATGAAAACGGAGCAATATTAGAAAATGATTTATTTAGTTGATCTAGAATATGTAGAATCCAGATATACTGCCCAATGGAAAGACGCATTTCCTCAGATGTTAGCAAATGCGTTCCAACAAGATATAGTTTCAATTGAAGGCCCAGATTCCATACCACCTTCTACATCTCCAGGTGCTTTTTTAAACTTTGGTGGTACCAATATTTACAAGTCAGCACAGGTTATAGAGATTTCTAGAAGATTTACTGAGGATATAATACAAGATGGTGACCAATTTGTATTTGCAGATGCTTGGCATACAGGTATCTTACAGTTAAAATATATGGCAGAACTATTACAAAAAGATATAACAATACATGCTTTATGGCATGCTGGTAGTTATGATAAACATGATTTCTTAGGTAGACTTATAGGAGATAAACCTTGGGTAAGGCATACAGAAGAAGCTATATTCCATGCAGTAGATAAAAATTATTTTGCATCTAAATTTCATATGGAATTATTTGCTAATTGTTTTTTCCATGATCCTGATTGGCAAAAACCTAAAAAGGCAGAATATTTATCAAATAAAATGGTTAGATCAGGTTGGCCTATGGAGTATCTAGAAGAAATGATACGAGAAGATGTTGAAGATAAAGAATACACAAATAAAAAAGATATAATTTTATTCCCACATAGAATTGCACCTGAGAAACAAGTAGATATATTTAAAGACTTAGAAAAAGAATTACCTCAATATGAATTTATTGTATGCCAAGAAAAAGAATTAACAAAACCTGAATATCATAAATTGTTAGGTGAGGCAAAGATGGTATTTAGTGCTAACTTACAAGAAACATTAGGCATATCTTGTTATGAAGCACTATGTACAAAAGGAATGCCATTAGTTCCTGAAAGACTAAGTTATAAAGAAATGTATGAAGATAGATTTATGTATCCTTCTAAATGGACACAGAATTGGAAAGAGTATCAGGAACATAAAGAAGAATTAAAAGAAAAGATTGTTACTTTGATGGATAGTTATAATACTAATGAAGTCTTAGCTGACATTGAAACAAATAAGCAGAGGTTGCGACTAGAGTATTTTGGAGCAGCTAACTTATACAAGGAGATATATAATAATGAACCAACCAGAACCTTATAGAGATTACAAATATTACTCTACAAAAACTTATGGACATGAACAAGGTCTTTCATGTATGTTTAGACAACCTTTGGCAACTCATAGTCATTGTAGTTTACTACATGGTTACGCTTTGTCTTTTAGTTTTAAATTTGGATGTGACCAACTTGATGATAAAAATTGGGTGGTAGACTTTGGTGATTTAAAAGATTTAAAAGCGTGGTTAAAAGATAATTTCGACCACAAACATGCAGTAGCAAAAGACGATCCTGAACTACAAGAGTTTCTATTAATAGAACAGAAAGGATTGTCAGAAGTACGAGTTATGAACGGAGTAGGATGTGAAAAGTTTGCAGAACAAGCATTCCACTTTGCTAATGACTTGGTAAGAAAGAAAACAAACAACAGGTGTTATGCAGTATCCTGTGAAGTGAGAGAACATGGAGCTAATTCAGCAATATACGAAGGTTAACAATGAAAGTTGCTCTAGTTACAGATACGCACTTTGGTGCTCGTTCAGATCATTTAGCATTTGATGCTTATTTTGAAAAATTTTATACTGATTTTTTCTTTCCTTACTTAGAAAAGGAAGGCATAAAAACAATATGTCATTTAGGTGATATATTTGATAGAAGGAAGTATATTAATTTCAATACATTGAAGTCTTGTAAAAGATACTTCTTTGGCAAAGCAGCAGAGTTGGGTATCGAAATACATATGGTGCCAGGTAATCATGATACATACTTTAAAAATACAAATGAAGTAAACAGTCCTAACTTATTACTTGGTGAATACAATAACATAACATTATACGAAGAGCCAGAAGAGATAATGTTAGATAGGGAAAAGGTTCTTTACCTACCCTGGATATGCGGAGAAAATTATGACAGGACTATGGCCAAAATTAAAGAGACAGACGCAAAGACTTGCTTCGGACATTTCGAATTCGCAGGTTACGACCTTCTTCCTGGAATGCCTAATCTCCACGGCATGGATTCTTCTATTTTTAGTGATTTTGAGCTCGTTGTTAGTGGCCACTTTCACCATCGCCATTCTAGAGGCAATATTACATATATGGGCAACCCTTATGAAATCACCTGGAGTGATTACGAAGACCCTAGAGGATTTGCGATCTTTGATACTAACAAAAGAGCATTGGAATACCATAACAACCCTTATAGACTCTTCCATAAAATCTATTATGACGACTCCACCTTTGAAGGTGTTAATAGTATCAGCCATTTTGATTTCGGTAGTATTACTGGTGGTTGTGTAAAACTAATTGTAAGCAATAAGACAGACTTTACAAGGTTTGACCACTTTGTAGATAAATTATATCAATGTAATTTAATTGATTTAAAAATTATAGAAGATTTCTCAGAGTTCGAAGATGAAGCATTGGGTGAAGATATAGATTTAGAAGACACAATGACTTTATTAAAAGAATATGTCAATTCAGTTGAAACAGATTTAGATAAACAAAGAATTAAAAATCTGTTACAAAGTTTATATGTGGAAGCACAAGATATAGGATGATTAAATTTACAAATATTAGATGGAAAAATTTTCTATCTACAGGCAATGCGTGGACCGAGATTGATTTTCAACATAGTCCCAGCACATTGATTGTAGGTGAAAACGGCAGTGGCAAATCTACATTATTAGATGCTTTAACATTTGCATTATTTAATAAACCATTTAGAAATGTAAGTAAACCACAACTAATTAATTCTATTAACAACAAACATTGTTTGGTTGAAATTAACTTTAGGATAGGCAGTAAAAATTATCTTATAAGAAGAGGATTACAACCAAGAGTATTTGATATAGAAATTGATGGAGAGTTATTAGATAAGAATGCTAACATTAGAGACTTCCAAAAGTATTTAGAAGAAAATATTCTTAAACTTAATTACAAATCATTTACACAGATAGTGATGTTAGGTAGTGCTTCTTTTACTCCTTTTATGCAGTTACATTTAGGAGCAAGAAGAGAGATAATTGAAGACATATTAGACATTACAATCTTTACTGCCATGAACGGTGTGTTAAAGACAAAGGTAAATGATTTAGAAAACAAAGTAAGACTTATAACAGGTGAAGTAGATGTAGCAAAGCAGAAAGCAACTCTTCAAGAACAATATATAAAGACATTGGAGGACGATAAAGAGTCCAAAGTAATCTCACTACAGGAATCAATTAATGAAGCAGAACACGCGATTAAGGTTTATGAAGAAAGTACACATGCAGCAACAGAGAAGAAGAGCAATTTGGGCGACGTTGACAAGAAGAAGAGGGAGCTCGAAAGATACAGAGACAAATTCACAGGACAAATTAACGACCACAGAAAACAAATAGAGTTCTTCCATAATAATGAGGAGTGTCCTGTTTGTCAACAAGGTATTGAGCACGATCATAAAGAGATAATGACACAAAGAGATGAAGAGAAAGTCTCTGAACTGGAAGGTGCTCTAGAAGAACTGAATACGAAGTACGAAGAAGTAGAAAAACTTGTTGAACAAGTAAATGAATTAGACAAACAAATAATGGATTCTAATAATGAAGTTATTGCACAACAAAGAATAGTGCAACGACTTACATTAGAGATGAGTGAGACTCAAAATAAAGTAGGAGATATAACAGCAGAGAAAGACAAGTTAAAGAAACTTGCCAAAGATGTTATTAAAAAGTCCACAGAAAAAACAGACTTAAATGAAACGAATCATTATTATAGTCTATGTACTTCCTTATTAAAAGATTCTGGTATTAAAACTAAGATAATTAGACAATATGTTCCTATAATAAACAAATTAGTTAATAAATACCTTGCAGCAATGGACTTTTTTGTTCAGTTTGAAATGGATGAAACATTCAAAGAAACAATTAAGTCTAGGTTTAGAGATAAATTTAGTTATGCATCTTTCAGTGAAGGTGAGAAACAAAGAATAGATTTAGCATTGGTGTTTACTTGGAGAACTATTGCCAAGATGAAAAACAGCGCTAGTACTAATATACTTTTATTAGATGAAGTGTTTGATAGTAGTTTAGATAATGATGGAACGCAATATGTTATGCAACTATTAGATACAATAGGAGAAGATACGAATGTCTTCGTAATATCTCATAAGGGAGATCAATTGTTTGATAAATTTAGATCAGTTATTAAATTTGAGAAGAGGCAGAATTATTCTGTAATAGCAAAATGAAATACACGGAACAATTTAATTCAGGACCAGAATATTTAACAGATAAATGTTGGCCACATTCATATGGACCTAAAGTCTATGATGAATTGTTTGAGCCTATACAAAATTCTGTTAGAAATTATTTAGAGATAGGCTCTGCATATGGAGGTTCTTGTTTATTAGCTAGAGATTATTTTCCTAGGGCTACTATTTGGACAATAGATAGACTTGTACCTAATAGACGAATTAGAGATTCAGAAAGAATAGTTAGTTTATGTGCTGATGCTTATCAACAAAAAGTAGCAAATATGTTTGCAGCAGAAATGGATATTATTATTGATGATGGTTCACATAATATAGATGATCAATGCAAAGCTATTGATTTATATTTAGAGAAGTTACTACCAGGAGGCCTTTTTATTATTGAAGATGTAGAGTGGCCAGAAAATTCATTCAAATTATTTGATGAGAGATTAAAATTAATAGAAGAAGATTTAAGACGTAATGGCAATCATTGGATAACTTATGATGTTGCTACCTATGTAGGTCCAGAATACTTTAATAATGTAAAGCCTGGAAGAGAACAGTATGCAGAAGAAGAAATGAAAAAGCATGGTGAACTAAAAATGAAAGCCAAGGATGATAATCTTTACATAGTAAAAAGAGTATCGTAAAGTTAATATTTAAAAGGAAAACAAATGAAGGTTACAATATATGGAAAAACACGATGTACATTTTGCACATCAGCAAAACAACTTTGTGAACAAAAGGGTTTAGATTATGAATACTTGTTACTAGATGCAGACTATAAAGCAGAAGAACTGTTTGAAAAAGTACCCAATGCAAGAACATTTCCACAAATTTTTATTGATGATAACCCTGTTGGTGGATTCCAAGAGTTCCAACAGATACTTAATTTAGGAACAAAATGAGCGATTTAGAATTAATCCCTTTTACATCTCCTCAACTGAAGGAACCTCCAAAACAGTTGGATATAGAAAAGGAAGATTTAAAAGCACTTAAATTTGAATTACTACAAGCAATGCAAAAGTTTGGTGGTGTAGGTTTATCTGCTAATCAAGTAGGTATTGATAAGGCATACTTTGTTATTGGAGATGGCAAACCTGAAGGCATGCAAAAAGCATTTTTCAATCCACTATTAATAGCAGTTAGTGATGATGAAGAAGTTATGAGAGAAGGTTGTTTATCATTCCCTGGTTTGTGGTTAATGGTAAATAGACCTAAACAATGTACAATATTATATCATAATTCAGACGGTGAAGAACAACAAGAAACATATGAAGGGATAGGTGCTAGAGTTATACTACACGAATACGATCATATGGTAGGGCAAAACTTTACACAAAGAGTTTCAAAGTTCAAACTAGAGCGTGCTTTCAAAGCTCTAGAAAAGAAAATAAAGAAGTACCAAAGACAATCCAAACAACTCAAACAGGCATAAATAGTAGTAAGGAGGAAAACTATGGCAGAAGAATTTGATTTTGGTTTTACGGCAGTTGATGAACCGGACCAACCGGCTTCACAACCAGTAGCTCCGTCCGTAGATGAAGATAAAATAATGGACAAATTACAGCAGCTAGAAGCCAAGATACTGACAGCTGATAACTCCGGAATGATAAATGAGCATAGAGCTCTTATTGAATCTGATGTGGCAACTAAACTTCGTGATGTAGAAGATCTCATACTACCTTTACTGTTTAATTTGCAGAAAAATCCTGAAAAGGAATATATACATTGGCCCAATAGAACGGCAATAATTGATAAACAAATTGAAAAAATAAAGGCGGTAACGAGATATTATGAGCGAATCTAGTCCAGCAAAACCAATAAACATACAACCCACGGGCAACGCTTACGAAAGACCTGTTGCCCGTGTCTTTGATTTATATTTAACAGGCGTAATAGGAGAACCAAAAGAGTATCAAGATTGGAATCAGATACTACGGATGTCTAGTGAACATGATGCTGTTATAATTCACATTAATTCTGAAGGCGGTGCTATGTTTACTGCAATACAATTAATGAAAGCAATTGCAGAAAGTCCTGCAACAGTAATTGCCTCGGTAGAAGGTATGTGTATGTCAGCAGCAACATTAATATTTTTAAGTGCTGAGATATGTGAAATATCTGAACATAGTCATTTCATGTTCCATACATATAGTTCAGGTAATTGGGGTAAAGGTAACGAACAGATAGCTAATGTACAAGCAGATGATAAGTGGGCAAGACATTTATTCCAGTCTGTATATAAAGACTTTTTATCACCACAAGAACTTAAACAAATGGTAGATGGCAAAGACTTTTGGATGACTCCTTCAGAAGTTACTAAAAGATTAGAAGCAAGGAATAAAAAAATCAAAAGAACTAGAGGACCAAAAGCGAAACAAAATGCTTTACAAAAGGCTTAATTTGTGCTTAAATTATTGTATATATAGTAATGGAGGTATAGATATATGCGTAAAAGAATAATAATAGTAGGGGCAGTATTAGCAGCCATATTTATGGCAACACCTGTTAAAGCAGCAGATACATCAGATGTAATTGCTGGTATTATCTTTGGCGGACTATTGGGATCAGAGATACAAAAGAATAGAGAGTATAGGGACGACTATCCTCACCCATATTACAATGACAGATATAATAGTTATGGTGGGTATGAACAAAGACGTAGGCATGGTAATTACAGACATTATTATCAACCTAGTATCTTAATTCTACCTGACGGAACTATTATAGAACCAAGAGTAAGTTTACCTAGAGTTAGGGAAGACTTCTGTTGGTATGTAAATCCAGATGCAACACTTCCTAGATGTAGGGATATTGATATTGGATACATGAAAGACTCTGGGTTCAATTACATGGAGATTGATCGTATGTTAAACTTAGGTTCATACGCACAGTCATATGTAAATAGAACTTATGGTAAAAGGAGAAGTAGTGAACACCGAGACTTGGTGGAACGCTATTCTTATCCATGTGGACATGCAGGTTATGTTCCAATGGGTATTAGGGGCTGCACGGAAGTAGCAGAATATTATAACAAATAATTTTTAAGTACATTATGAAAAATTTGGTAGTATTAGTCGTGGCCTTTTTGGCCACGTCTGTCTATGCGCAACAAAGTGATATAGAAGAAATAGTAATTGTTGGATCAACAATCAAAAACGGGTTTTCAGATCCTGAAACAGATAACCTAGCAATAGAAGCAATAGAACCCATTAAAATATATGCACCTGGAGGTAGGGGTGGTTTTATTGGAGCAACATTAAATGGAACTGACGTAAAAAATACAGCAGTTTTTAGAAATGGAATTCCTGTAAACGATCCTGGCTCTGGTTGGTATGACTTTGGTGTAGACATTCCTTCATATCAATCTTACAAAGTAATATCAGGACCTAACTCTGTATTATTTGGAAGTTCAAGTATGGCAGGAACAGTATTGATAGAAGATGAATATTGGCAAGACGTATTATATAGTAAAGGTGGTGAAGACCAAAGCTATGTGATGTTTGGTAATAAGCATTTACTTGTATCAAGATACCATGGTACTAGCGGTTCTGTAATGACAGACAATAGTGAAGACGATTGGTTTAAAAATACAACATTAAGATCTAAAATGGAGTGGCAAGGATTTCAGTTTCTTTCTACAGTTACAGATTATGAATATGAGTATGATAATTGTTATGCTGTTGACTGGAGTAATACAGATGAATGTAAACAAAATGGCACAAAGTTAACATCATCAATACGAAATGATTGGTTAACACTAGGTTACAGTAGAAATGATACTGAACATCTTAGTGCAGGAGATAAAACTTGGCAAGCAGATAATAATAGATATTACATTGACGCTAAGGAAAGTATAGGTGACTTTTTATTGGGTGCAACATATCAGAAAGAAAAATATAATGATCTAGAAGATGAGAGACCAGCAGTATATGTGAATTGGCAAAATACACATTTTGGAGTTGGTTATCGTCGTGAAGAGTCAACAAACATATTTAGATTTGGATTAGATTTAAAAGGTGTTAAGTTTTCCTTAGGTAACAGTTTTAGATCTCCTAATTTATATGAACGATTTGGGGATGACTGGGTGGGTGCAAACCCTAGTTTAAAGCCTGAAGAAGGTAAAGGTGCTGAAATAAGTTATAGTAAATTTACTGCATGGAGATATGAATTTGATGAGGGTATTGATTTTGATTTTATGCAATATCAATATATAAACTCTGGAGAGTACACATCTACAGGTATTAAGTATGCTAATCATATAATAACTGAGAACGGAAGTTGGTATGTATTGGCACAATACACAGACACAGATAAACTTAGGGTTCCTAAATATCAAACAAAGATATCTTACTATAATGGTTGGGGTGACTTTGATTATATGATTGAATATGTAGGAGCATACGATAAAGGATTAGAGTTTGATGGCAGACCTATAGATGATATGTCAACATTTAATTTTAATTTAGGATATTATTTCGATAGGAAATATCGTTTAGGTTTACAGATCAAAGATATTATGAACAGACACTTTGAAATTTTACCAGGGTATAGCGCAGGTGGTAGAGAGCTAACTCTTAGTCTCGACGTCAGTATATAAATACTGATGAGATGCCTGATATAATTCTATTCACAGATGTATGCAGTCCCGGTTTTGGAAGATATGCCGGGACATATCGTATTGCATCTGAGCTCAGGGCTAATGGATACAAAGTACAGGTTATAGAATACTTTACTAAGTGGTCAACAGAAGAACTTATAAACATAATTAAAAAATTTGTTGGTAAGAATACATTATGGGTTGGAATTAGTACTACATTTTTAGAGTATGAACGCATGCTCCAAACAGGTAAAAACAGAACGAATGTTTTTACTGCACAAATGACTGTTACAGGAAGAGACGATTGGGCAGAATTAGTAGATGAAATAAGATCAATTAATCCTGATTGTAAGATTGTAGCAGGAGGCACAAAGGTAGGACATATAAGACCTGATGATAAAACATTTGATATTATTATACAAGGACAAGGTGAGGAAAGTGTCCTACAAATTACAAAAGAAATAGAAGAAAAAAGACCATCAAAAAGAACATTGAACTTAGGGTTTGAAAGATTTTCAACCTGTTCTATATTATGGGACGATGATGATTTAATATTTCCTAACGAACATTTACCAATAGAAATTGCTAGGGGTTGCATATTTAAATGTAGCTATTGTAGTTATGATCTTAATGGTAAAAAGATATGGGAGTTTAATAGAGTTCCTGAATTAGTTAGAAAAGAAATAGAAGATGCAAAGAATAGATTTGGAAGTACAGGGTTTATGTTCTGTGATGATACCTATAATGATAGTCCAGAAAAAGTAGCAAGGTTCCATGAGGAATTTATGAAAATGGATTTCAATATTGAGTTCAGTAGTTTTGCTAGATTAGATCTAATAGTATCTCATTGGGAGACAGCAAAACAATTATATGAAAGTGGTCTTAGAAGTGTCTTTTTTGGTGTTGAATCCTTTAATACATTATCAGGTAGAGCAATAGGTAAAGGTATGCCAGGTGAGAAACTTAAAGATGGGTTGATGAGATTACGAGAGGAATGTCCTGATATGATTATACTTACAGGACTAATTGTAGGGTTACCACATGATACACCTGATACATTACGAGCTAATAATGAGTGGTTAAAGCAGCCAGACTGCCCCGTAGATGTAGTTTCATATCACCCACTATACATACACCCACATGATGGTAGTCTAATGGCTAAGAACCCTGAACAATATGGATATGAGTTAGACGGACTGGGTGGTTGGACAAGAGATGATGGTATTACAAGGCAAGATTGCGTAGGATTGGCACAAGAATTACAGTTAGATTTCGCCAAAGGAGAACCCTTAAAACGTGGTGCCTGGACCTTCTTTAATAGGTTCCAGAACTTAGGGTTTACTGCAGAACAGTTCAAAAAAACGTCCCTAGGGTATCCAAATGACGTTTTGGACTCAGAAATAGTGGGTCGAGAACAAGAAAAATTCGATTTTTATAAGTCCAGACTCCTAAGTCTTTGATTTTCGGTATAAAAAGATTTTAAAAAATGCTTGACTCTTGGTTCACAAGAGTGCATAATAACGGTATATTAAATAAAAATGTAAGGACTTTTATAGAATATGAACCAGATAGAAACAAAATCAATACTAGCAAAATGTTTGGCAACGGAAAACATCGAAGTCATTCATGATAAAAACATGCCTACAGCGGCATTTGATGTTAAGAACAGAAAATTACTTCTTCCAGTTTGGAAGGAGATGTCTACAGACTTATATGATCTGTTTATTGGCCATGAAGTTGGACACGCACATGAAACTCCTGAAGAAGGATGGCATGATTTCGTAATTGAAGACATGAACAAAAAAGCATTCCTTAATGTTGTTGAAGATGTTCGTATTGAAAAGAAAATTAAAGCAAGATATCCTGGTTTAGTTAAGTCCTTCTACAAAGGTTACAAAGAATTATTTGATAAAGACTTTTTTGGTATTGGTAACTTAGACGTTGACCAACTACCACTTATTGATAGAGTAAACCTACATTATAAAGTAGGCCATCTACTTGGTGTTACATTCGCAGAACACGAAAAAGATTTAGTAGAAAGAATTGGCAAAGTTAAAACTTTTGAAGAGGTTATGAAACTTGCTGAAGAACTTTATGGCAATCATAAAAAAGAACAAGAGGAAAGACAAGAAGACCTCTCAGACTTTATTGAAAAAAACATGCCACACCCTTTTACACAAGAAGGACAGGAAGAGTTACAAGAAAGACAGCAACAAAGGGAAGCTGCTAAGGAACAAATCCAAGAAGAAAGAGATGCAGCTGAAGAAGCATACGAAAAAGAAGAGAATCGTAGACGTGATCTTCAAAACGAAGCATGGGACAATGATCAAGAATTTGATGAAGACCAATTCAAAGATGAAGATGGTAGAGATGAACATGCAAGCAGATCATCATACGACGGATTGACTTGGGATGAAAGACAAGATTTAGAAGATCGTGAGAGAAAACTTGAAGAAGAAGAAAAAGAAGATGCGAAAAGTGTTCTTGAAGCACAAAAAGAAAAAGATCTTCTTGATGAGATTCAAGACTACTTAGATGAAGATGGACATTCAATTACAGACTCACAGTTTAGAAAAAATGAGAAAGGTTTAGTTGATGAAGATTCAAAAGATTTAAAACATGTCAAACCTTTTAAAGGTGAAGTAGCTGATTATGTTGTTCCAATGGAAGAGGTATATGATTGGAACGAATGTGCTAGAGTTACTAGGACATATAGAGAAGAAGACAGTTATATGGGATCTTGGAAAGAAGAAGAGATTACAGATGTCAAAGGTTATGGTCAGAAACTTTGGAAAGAGTATGAACCAAAACAAAGATCTATAATTAACTCAATGGCTCAACAGTTTGAACTTAGAAAAGCAGCAACATCATTTAAGAAATCTAGAATTTCTAAAACAGGTAAGTTGAATGAGGACAAGCTTTGGGCATACAAAATTACTGAAGATCTTTTCCACCAAACTCAAATCGTACCACAAGGTAAGAATCATGGTATCCTAATGTTCGTAGACATGTCAGGTAGCATGAACAGACAGATGAAGGGTACATTAGAACAAATGGAAACGATGGCAATGTTTTGCAGAAGAGTTAACATTCCTTTTGATGTTTATGGATTTAGTGATTCAGGAAAAAGAACATCAAGTCATACCAAACAACAATTGGTAGACGAACTTACAGCAGAAGGTGGTAGAGGTAACTTTAGTTTTGCACACTTACTTAGCTCTAAGTGGAACAATGTTCAATGGAACGACGCAATGGCTTACCTACAAGTAATGAAAAAAGGTTATGAGCGTTCTAGGTATTACACAGATTTAACTGACGGACATTATGTTTACCTTGATAACAGATTCTTTAGACTAGGTGGTACACCACTTGTAGCAGCACTTACATTGGCTCCTGAGTTAGCAAAAAGATTCCAAAAGAATTACAATGTAGAAAAATTGACTACAATAATTCTAACAGATGGTGACCCAACTGATGATCTTACTTTTGTTGATGACCCAGATGCAGATCAGCACTGGGCTAGACATAGTGATAAGAAATTTGTAATCAAAGATGGAGCAACAACATTCTCAATTCCAACTAATGATAGTTATTATAATAATAGAAAAGAGAATGTGATATTACTTTTAGAATACTATAAGAGAATCACACAATCTGTTCTAATTAACTTCCACTTATTAGATGACAATT